TACCAACTCCGTTTGTTCCCTCAAAGAATCCTGTTGCACCACCACTGAATGTTGCAGTTATAATTGCAACTTGTCCAGTCTGAGTAACAAGAATATTATCACCAGCGGTAATTGTGGTGACACCTATAGTATTAATACCTGTCAGTTGAGAACCATCACCAACAAAATTCAGAGCAGTTACAATACCAGCAATCTTAACATCAGTTCCAATACCCAGAGGTAAATTTACAGACCCACTACCACTCAGAATTTGAATAGACTGCTGACTATCAGGTGATAATACATATCCAGAGATTGCTTTAAGACTCTGTGCCGTCAATATTCCAGTGAACTCCGCATCATTTGCAGCAAACTTTGTTGCTGTAAGAATGCCAACATTCAGGTTTGGTGTTCCAGTAAGTCCTGCTGCAGCAGTTGCCAGTCCAGCGATGGAAGCATAGTCAGCGGTAGAAGCATTACCAGCAGCAGTTGCAACTCCAGCAACGTCAGCATATGTAGAGACTCCTACATTGATTCCTGTAAGTTCTGATCCATTACCAACAAACAATCCACCAGTAATTACACCAACAATAACGTTGGGTGATCCAGTAAGTCCCTGTGCGTTTGTAGCAATCCCTGCTGTATCGGCATACGTGGAGATACCTGCATAAGGAGCAAACGCAGTCTCTCCAGATTGTGTAGCATACGTAGCGTTAGTTGCAAGTCCTGCTACAGAAGCATACGTTGATACTCCAGCAACTAAAGCATATGTTGCTACACCAGCAATTGGTGAATAAGTTGATATACCAGCAACAATTGCATAGGTTGATACGCCAGCGATTGATGCATATGAAGCAATACCAGAACTAATTGCATAGTTTGCAACAGTTGCAACTCCAGATACTGGTGCATATGAAGCAATTCCAGCAGACTCACTGTAAGTTACAACAAGTCCAGCAGAGGTTATACCACTTAAAGTTGTTGATAATGCAAAGGTATCAACAGCAATCGAATTAATTATCTGTCGTTGTTGTTCAAAAGTTGAATTTACACCTACATTAAAAGCGGGCATAGCGATTATTATCTCCTAAAAAAATAGGAGGGATCGCACCAGGCAACCCCTCCATAACAAAGTATATTGTGCAAAGTAATCAGTCGAGACTGACATTCAGAGTAACTTTGATTTGGTCACCATTGTTCTGAATGTTGTATGGACCATTCGTGAATCTCTCAGAGAAGAAGATACTGCTATAAAGAGTTGCACTTCCAATACCTGACATTGCAGGAGCGGTGGTAAAGGTGCTCTCATCCTCAGTAGAATGAATGGTATATGTACCAGAGGTTGTAGTGGTGTTAGCGGCACCAGCAGCAACATAGATTATATCACCAACAACCAGTCCGTGAGTAGTAGCGCCAACACTTACTTCAGCATAGTTGAAGTAAGCAATGTTACCAGTAGCATTCTGAATGTTATTCTGCAGTTCGCTGCTCAAGTAAACTCTACCAGTCTTCTCATCAATACCAGTGATAGTAGTGCCATCAAGGATAGCAGCAACCTCACCACCAATGTTTCCATGAGTAACACCCATGCCTACACAAATATCTTCACTAATTTCTTGGAAGAACGTAGCAACACCAGATACTGTTCCAGTGTTCTTCACATCAAGAACAATAGTAGTGGTATTCATGATACCAACAACTCTTGCTCCTTCAGCAATTCCAGAACCAATAACCCTCTGTCGTGTATTGATACCTACGTTAGATCCAACAGTCAGAGTAAACTCAGATCCAATACCAGATACTGCAGGAGACCACTGGAATGGATTCAGATCAATATAACTGTTACCAATCGTTCCACTTGTCTGTGCCTTGGAGATGGTCTCACCAGTTCCAACATTGACTGCATGCTCAACACCGTTCAGGGAGACAGGCAGATTGTTTGATCTGATCAGATAATAACCATAGATGTTATTAGCAGCAGAGGTGAATGTGAAAGTCTGCTCAGGATAAGATGCAGTTGTTGTACCAACACCAAACTCAAGTGCCTGATTGGAGAACGTAGCAGCATTCTTTACAGTAAGGACAATGGTGTTGCCATCGATTGCAGCCACAACAGCGTTAGATCCGACATTACCGCCGCTTACATAGTGACCAACCGCGATATTGGAAACAGAGGATACCGTGATTGTGTATTCGTTTATGTTACCACTTCCTGTAGTAGTGGCAATTGGATTAAGAATGGTTCTTACATTCCATTGACTTCCGTTTAGGAAGATTCCATACTGTCTGGAATAATCCTCATCATGACGGGAATTAATAATAGGGGGATAACCTGTAGAAGGTTCTGTACCATATCCTACAAGACCTGTAGCGTCGTATGGTTCAAAATATGATGCCTGGGAGGGGACATCAGTCTCAGTTGGAACTGTATTTGAAGTATACAGTTTCAGGATAAGGTTTCTAGGGATATTTCTATCTGAGTTAACCAAGTATCTGAGCGACTGAAGTTCACCATTGTCGGATACTAATAAAGCCATCTGAGTGGACTCCTCTTAAAAAATGAACATGTGTTTCCTATGATTTATTTATAAGGTTCCTTAATTATAGGATTAGTCTAAGGAACAACGAGCACTTTTGAATGCCCGTACAAGAGACTACGCTAAAATCTAAAATATCACCAGCAACAATATCTGTTGTCCAAGTAGACAACGACTCGTCTCTATTCTTTTTTTGAGTTGACAATTTAGGATACTCGGATCCAACAATAGATGTCAAACTATCTGGATAAGTATCGTACTTGTCCTTCTTAATATCTATAACAATTGAACCTTCATACTCTGAAACCAAGGTCCAAGATTCAATTCTACCAGATACATCAAGTCCAAGTGATCCCTTGACCCCTGTTGTAATATCATTCGATCCATTATCAAGAACAAAATTAATTGTTCTTGTTAGGTCTGCAACTGTTCTAAGTGCAACACCAAAAAATTCACTACCAGCAGCAGGTGGAGTAGTAAAGATGATCTGACTACCACTTACATTGTAATCAACTCCAGGACTGAGAACCACATCATTAATAGATATGATCAATCCCTGAGCATTCACTGGTGTATATGGATCACCATCAACAGTGAGTTCAAAAGTAGTCTTTGTACCATCAAACTGAGATGCAATACTATCAAGAATTAAATTCTGATACTGTACACTCTTAGAGGGTATCTCATAATTTACACCGATATTATAATCTGGTGTACCAATACTTACATCCTGATCATCATCTAATGTGATTATGTAATCTGCCATTAGAAGCTAACTCCTGGTTGTACTAACACCATACCAGCAACCACTTTTGTTTTGGTTCCGTTCGCAGAAGTGACAAATACATCATAGACATATCGTCCTTCCGCCAAGGTTCCAGTGACAGCATCCGTCATAGAAAGTCTCAACTTTCCTCTAGATCTATCAACAAAAGTTACATCAAAATCATATTTTTTTGTGGCAGTGTAATGCTTCCTCATCTCACTTGAAGAAGTATAACCTAACAAGTTCAGAGGAGATTGATCTTTATTCCTAACAGTAAAATTTACTTGGAAGTCCGTGCCCTGCTCTAGGGTCAGATTCAATGGAACAGCTGCCATTATGATCTACACTGGGTTTCATATATTTATAAACTATCCTCTATGTGAGATTCATTTCTATCCTTCCATAATTCTAAGAAGTACCGATCCACCTTATATAAATCGCCTTGAGGTGGTTGCTCTTCAATTTGAGACCATTGATTACACAATTCTCTCATTTCTAAAGTGATACCAGATGGTTTAAACATTCTGCCAAATGATGACATGGCAAATGCATATCTCATTCTAATGCGCTGTTCCATTTCCTGAGTAGGCGTCGGTTTCATAATAGTTATTTTCACCTCTTCTGTACCCGAAATATGCGGTGGCACATATAAAGGGTAGTGATCCGAAAAGTAGGACATGTGCTAAAGTCATCTTACCGTCTCATGTTCTATTACTCTATTTACTATAAGTATCATACATCTTTGCATCATCTTCTTTTTTGATCTCGGCAGCAACAAGTTCCTTTTCATTTTTAAGATGATGTGGGTTATGTTCTCTGTCCATAGGTTTAGAAGACTCAAAGGAATCTCTTGAGAGATTTTTAATTACAATGAATGCATCTTTATTATACTTACGAGTACCAATAGGGGACTGCCATTTCTTATTATAAACTTCACCAACATCAATACCAGAAACTTGTGTTCCTGCCATTTCAACTACAATGTTATCACCTTCTTCCCACCCATATTTTTGAGCAAGAAGAGCAACCTGTTCATAAACAGATGGGGAATCCATTACTCGATCTTCTGGTTCAAGACTTCCGTGCATAAAAAAAGAGGGCGTTGACCCTCTCATTATAACTGGTAATAAGTATTTTGTCTAGGAGGTGGTCTAAATGGACAGTCATAACATCCTGCCCCACAACACCCTCTATTCTTTGTCATAGAGTTTCTCCAGTTTTTCTCTAGAGAGATCTACATACATCACTTCTTCTCCTGGTTCAGGTGCTTCAGGATGCTTTGGTTTAGGAGGAGGATTCCTCATCTCTATGCTAATAGATTGAATGTTACTCCACATCATTGCAAACGCAGCACCACCAATGGCAGAGAAGCATACAAAATAAAGGAAGACTTCAAAGTTATTCATGATCGATAAAGTTGTTCTGAATAACATCAATACGCTCTTGTTCATGAGCGATGATATCTACCTGCTCTTGAATAGCAGCAAGCACATCAGGGTGCTCACCGATACCAACAGGATTGTGTAGGTATACTTCTACGTTTGCTTTTGCTTTGGCAATATTACCTTCAGCATCAGCAAGTAGAGCATCTAACATTTTAACACGAAGATTGCAGGACATTATTTTTTAGGAGTAAGTTTATATGCACCAAAGATTGCACCACCAAGGAGAGCAATCATTAAAATTTCCATTAGTAAAGTTCCTCTTCTTTTTCAGTTTCGATCACACAATCAGACGTAGGATAGGATACACAAGTAAGTAGGAAACCTGCTTCAATTTGATCATCATCCAAGAACGATTGATCGCTTTGATCAACGGTTCCACTGATAATTTTACCAGCACAGGAAGAACATGCACCAGCACGGCAAGAGTAATTGATATCAACTCCTGCTTCTTCAGCAGCATCAAGAATGTATTGATCGTCCTCACACGAAATAGTGTGATCGCCTTCAGTAGTCTTGAGTGTAATCGTGAATGACATGATGATGCAAATGATTGTATTTTATGTATTATATCACAAATCTTTGTTTATAAAAAGACTCATGCTTCCTGAAGAGATTGAACTGTGTTGTGAAGTTCTCCAATATCACGGAGACCCTCAACGCTAAACCAAGGGGAGTTAGCCCAACTAAATCCCTCACCAAATGTATTATCTGGTGCTGTGATGTACCAATGACATGCTGTGTCTGGTACATCTACGGCACACTTAGACCAATCGTCACTCCACTGTGGGACTTGTACCCACATTAGAGCAGCAAACATAATACTAAACAGTGATTTAATCATGTCTTATTAAAGGTTATGGGTCTAAGTTTTAATTGGAAGAATTGTTATTAAAGAATCTCAGTTTTATGAGATGGTCTATTGAGAACATACCTGGACCACTGAGAACGATACATGCGGCACCTCCCCAATAAAGAACTAAGAGTTCTAACAAGTAGATGTTGAATCCAGATGTAACTAGGGCATGATAAATTGCAAATGATATTGTACCTAAGATTGCTAAGGCACCCAGACGAGTGCCTAGTCCACAGATAACCATCCAACTCCCCACAACCTCAGCAAATGCTGCGAAGTATGAGGAGACGATTGGGAATGGGAGATGCAATGGTCGTACAAATGCATCCGCAAAGTTTTCAATGTTCTCTAGTTTCTCATATCCATGATGGATAAGCATGGTGCCTAACGCTATACGAAGTAGTAAGAATCCTAGAGATTGAATCACAATGCGTTACCTCTTGGTAGAACTTCTTCTGGGAATACGAATGACTCATGTGGTTGATCAACTGGTGCCAACCATGCCCGTAGTCCTTCATTCAATAGGATGTTCTTGGTGTAGAAGGTCTCAAATTCTGGATCTTCTGCTGCTCTGATCTCTTGACTCACGAAATCGTAAGCACGAAGATTGAGAGCAAGACCAATAATGCCAATACTGGATGTCCATAGACCCATAACAGGCACAAACAACATGAAGAAATGAAGCCAACGCTTGTTAGAAAACGCAATGCCGAAGATCTGCGACCAGAAGCGGTTTGCAGTGACCATAGAGTAAGTTTCCTCCTCTTGTGTTGAATCAAACGCCTTAAAGGTGTTTGCTTGTTCTCCATCTTCATAGAGTGTGTTCTCAACTGTGACTCCGTGAATTGCTGATAGCAATGCTCCACCCAGTATACCAGCAACACCCATCATGTGGAAGGGGTTGAGGGTCCAGTTGTGGAATCCCTGAAGGAACAACAGGAACCTGAAGATCGCCGCGACACCAAAGGACGGCGCGAAAAACCAAGAGGACTGTCCCAAAGGATAGATGAGGAAAACACTGACGAATACAGCAATAGGACCAGAAAAAGCAATCGCATTATACGGACGAATACCGATTAACCTAGAAAGTTCAAACTGCCTAAGCATGAAACCAATGAGGGCGAATGCGCCGTGTAGTGCCACAAAATTCCAGAGTCCCCCAAGTTGGATCCACCTGACGAAATCTCCCTGAGCCTCAGGACCCCAGAGAAGAAGAAGAGAATGACCCATAGCGTCAGCAGGCGTTGACACAGCCGCTGTGAGAAAATTAGCACCTTCAAGATAGGAAGTTGCCAGTCCGTGGGTGTACCACGACGTAACGAAAGTTGTACCAGTAAGCCAGCCACCAATTGCCATATAAGCAGTGGGAAGAAGTAGTAGTCCAGACCAACCAATAAAGACGAAACGATCGCGCTTAAGCCAGTCATCCAATACATCGAACCACCCCCTCTGTGAAATAGGTTTGTTTAGAGTAGAAGTTGTCATAACCCCCGATGTTTACTTTCAATATTTAGTTTACAATACTTTACATAGGGTGACAAGCGTATTTCTACTCATTCTACATGAACTACGCCAGTCATACCTGCACCCTGATGAGGACCACAGAAGAAGTTATAGTCTCCTACATCAGCGAACACAACGTCTTGTGATTCTCCTGGAGCAAATAACAATGCTTCTCTAGAAAGATCTGGACGTGCCTCAACAATAATATTATGAGGAGGTAGTGATTCATTGATGAAGTGAATTGTGTCTCCTGCTGAGATTGTGATCTCATTCGGGGAGAATGCTAGATTACCATTAGCACCCATTGATACATCTACAGCATATGCAGTCTTAGGTAATAATAAAACCATTGCTGCTACTGTAGCAATAATCATTGCACGAATAAAATTCATCTTGTTTTTTGTTACTGCACTATCTATTACATTCATATAAGATTAGATCTAAAGTTTGTTGTTTTGCAGATAATCTTTTTCTGCTTGGTAAGGATGTTTTTGTTTTGTCCAGATCTCATATCCTTCAACAAGATCTGGAATCAACCATTGGTCCACACGAACACAATGCTCCCAGTTGACAGGGTGAGCACAACTCACTACTACAACAGCACAGAATGCTCTAATGTGGATCCAAAGGCTTAACATACTATTTGATATAATTATTTTCTCTTAACCACTCAGCAGTCATAGGAGTGGGAGTGTAGACTTCCCACATAGCACCAGTAGCACAAGCTGTCAACGCTGCTTGCGTCATACCCTCAGTGCGTCCTGCCCATCCTGCCTCTGCTTCCCAAGGAACCGCATTGGAGGGATAAGTGCGCTCTGCTAATACACGCCAGATCATAGGAACTTCATCCTCTGGCATAATGATAGCAATGAGTGAGTTATCAATACTACCTGCCATACAATCTTGCGCTGCATGCCATCCTTCATGACGCATCACCATCATTAACGATGCAGGAGTATCCATATACCTCTTATTCAAATAGAAGTTGTTACTCACAGTGTGATATACACCACGGTGCTCATGTGGGAAATACCTCTCATCAGCAAGAAATACTTTGATACCAATCTGATTCAAAGTCACCAACAGCGTATTAAACTCTTTCGATTGAGGAGTGAATTCTTCAGTATTAAGATACTGAGAAGAAACATCTAAAAGAGAAAATACTTCTTGTACATCATCAGTACACTCACGTAGAAGCATACAACCCATAGCATCCATGGTGTTGTATCCCCTAGTGATTTTATCTTCACCAGCAATTGCAGGAGCAACTGACATACCTAGAAGAAGACCTGACAGAATATATTTGATCATAAAAAAAGAGGGTCATATGACCCTCAAATTATAGCAGTTTTTTAACTGATTATCAACCGACAGCAGGTGCGGTGAGTGCAACAGGAGTTGACTCAGCAGCTGCCAGGTCGAGTGGGAAGTTGTGTGCGTTACGCTCATGCATAACTTCCATACCCAAACCTGCACGGTTCAATACGTCTGCCCATGTGTTGAGCACACGACCCTGACCATCAAGGATTGACTGGTTGAAGTTGAAGCCGTTGAGGTTGAACGCCATCGTGGAGACACCAAGTGCAGTGAACCAGATGCCAACAACAG